TTCGATGCCACCGTATCCTGCTACAACGATGCAATCCATCAGATCCGCATAATGTTCCCTGTAATACGTTGACGGATCATCAAGGCCGATATACTTTCCTCCCTGGATAGCGTGCCATATCATGATCGTCTTTCCGGGAGTAATGGTTGGGAAAATGTCGATAACCATCAGATCATACTTTCCGGATTTCACTTCTGCTTCATAATCCTGGTCATGCGTACTCATAAACTTCTTTTCGCCTTTATACGCATCAAACAGGACATGGAGGTTTTCCGACCTGTCGATGGATTTTCCCAACCCACTGACAAACAGTACAGGTTTACCGCTCATCAATCTTGCTCTCCCTTCTGTGCTGCTCTAACCGTCTGCAAAGATTTTCATTCTTGCAGGAAACATACAGGATTCGCATCGCAATCCTTCCATCACCAAAAATAGTTTGCTCTTCAACGTTGAGGATGAAATCTTTACAATCCTCGCAGCACTGGAAAGGCAAACTCTGTCTGATTTCCATATTAACCTGCTTTCTCGGCATTCTGCCGTTCGTTATACTTCATTCATGCGTTCTTCAATCAGTTCAGAAACAATAATGATCATGTCCAGAACCTTCGGACAGGCGGTTTTGTATTTCTCATAAATCCTGTTCGCCTGTTCCAAAAACTTATTCCACGATTCCAGGTTGTTTTCCATGAGATAGTTAAGGTCGAATAGTTTGTATATATCCGACCACATCTCACGCAGATTCTGAGGAACATTAGTCATCCTGTTTCATCTCTGCTTTCCTTACAATATGCCGTCCAAGCATCAGCGTACTGGCAACACCTGCGATAAATCCTGCTATGAAAAAGATGATCATTCTTCCTAACACTTCCCTTCTTCACTTGTTCCTGTACTCTTCTCTGAACAGTAACAACTGTGCTTCAATTAATGGACAACCGTTTGAACAACATTTACTGTCCAACTCTTTAAAGGCATCATCCGGATCTTCATAATTGCTGAAGTAATACTCATAGCACTTGCAGTTCTTCTCACACCAATCATTTGTGCCATCCTCATTCCGGACGATCTCTTTTCTGCGTTTCTTGTCATCGTTATCCCAAACAAGGCAACCTACGCAGCAGAACGCAATGCCAATGAGGATACCAAAAACTGTAAAAACAATCTGTGTAAACACTTAATCACTCCCTGTTATCGTCTCCATACGGATTTTTATCCGGGACGCATATCTCTATCGTTGTTCCACAATCCAGGCATTCCAGGAATGATACAGTTCCTTCACCGTCATATCCGTAATCTTCAAAAGTAAAATTTGAATCCCAACTGACCTTTTTGCTTTTGCAATTCGGACATTCAGTGATCATGGGACATCACCCCACTGTTCTGCCATTGCCTGTGCTATACCGGGATACGTTTTCGACCGTCTTTTGCCATTCTTCCCATCATATCCGCATCCATAATCCGTTGAGAAACTGACCGTCTTCCCGTTTTTACATTTATAGGTAACAACTTCCGGTTCAACGATTTCTGTCGGTTTAAGCAACGGCAGGTTTCGCAGCCAAAGGCAGGTAGCCTTACGGGCAGGATGTCCAAACTGATAAGGCTGAATGATCTGATCCGGTTTCCGGTAACAGGCACTCATGATTCCGACAGGATTCTCAACGGCAACCCTTGTTGCCCGGTTCAGCATCATCTGCATAAAGAACACACAAGCTTTTTGCTGCCGGAAATCTTTCTGTTTCTCCGGGAACCATCTTGCTCCACTGTTTGCCAAATCAGTGCATGGAGGATGAGCAATGACAAGATCCCATTTATCAATTGATACCCACACCCCCCCCCCTCTGTGATAAAAGAGCATTCACCGTCAATAACAGATAAAACATCACCCTTGATATGCCATTCCGGATGAGAGCCGGAACAATCCTGGATATCGCAGGAATATGCTTCATGACCACGTTCCCGGAAGGCCTTACATACTTCCTGTGATTCCTCACAAGCAACTAAAACCTTCATATAACCACCCTTGTATTCCACCTGCTTACTGCCTTCTGCACACTCTCATGAAACCCGGCAGTAGCACCGCAGCCATTCTCACTCCATGAACAGACAACCGCATATCTCTCCGGCTCAACAGGCCGTTCATCACGTTCAGATTGCGTCATAATCGTTGCAACATCCATTCCGCAAAACGGGCATCTCTGAAGTTGATAGAATTTGTTATCTGCTGAATCTACGCAGTATCTCATTCCTTTTTGCCCTCTATTGTGTTAATCGCATTCCGCACTGCCGTTGCCATGCGTACAATCTTATCCTGCCTTTCCTTGTCCTCCGAATAGCATTCAAATGCCAGGAAGAACAGTAACTCTGTCAGACCACTGACGATGTTTTCTTTATCTTCCATGATTCACACCTCCGTATTAATCACAACTGCTTCCGACCTTGACGATCAGATGCCCACCGAAATGCCGGATATCGTAAATTCCGTATCCCCATCTCCATCCGGATGCAATGTTCTGCCCATAACTAGAATCGTTCGGATGAGAATCCATAATCTTCACAAGCCGATCACGCATCTGATTGAAATTCTCTGCTCCAAGTATCCCGTCCATCTCATCCGGAGACAAACCGTAAACAGTGTATGTAGTGAAACAGTTGTCACTGTACTGCTTCTCTATATGAAGCTTTTCGCTCATCTGATATCTCCTTTCAGAATCCTTATCACTCTCGCCGGACTTTGTCGTCTCGTGCAAAACTCAAATCGTACACCGTATCTCACCATCATTGTGATCATTGCCTTCCGCAATGCCCGTGGATCTACTCTCGTCATTGGATCCCCATACCTGTGGAATCTGTTACTGCTCTTCCACCTGGGGATCTGCCACAAATCCACCTTTCCATACGGAGGGCATTCCTCTGTCAATATCACAAGCTGAATCCCTAAATCCTTTGCCCGTACACACTCTGCCCGGAATCTTCGATGATCGGAAGACATGATGTCCTTGCAAAGTTCAAGCAGCTACAGGTTCTGTTTTGTGTCCACTGATATCTTTCCGTCCGGGAACATATAATCTCCAACATCGCATTTCTGCCTTACCATTTCAATTCCCATTCTCCGGCAGTAAGCTTCAATGTTCTTGTGCTTACCTTCCTGTTGTCTCGTGTCACAGATCAGAACCATGTAATCACCCCCTTTCAAAAGGAAGAAGGGGCATGGCAGTTATCCTTGAATCCTGCTCCAATCGTGTAAAGCTACCAGGAACCACGATCTGACAGGATAACGGAGATGAAGGCCGACTCTCCTTGCGCTTATAGCGCATTCGCCATGCCCCGTAATGTCTTACCAGGGTACGGATACCTCATTGCTTGCGCTGACATCCGTAAAGTTCTGACCGTCTGTGTTGCTTTCGGACTTGTTCGTCCTCTGATCCCGGTCACGCATCGGCTTAACCTTGCCATTCCGGACATCGTCAACAGTATCGAACCGTCCGATTTCCGTTGTCTCCGCATCCACAACTTCACCCTTGTTATTGGTATAGTTGTACAGGCGTTTCCGGACAGAGATACCAACCTTCTTGCCTTTCAGCTTTTTCTCGTCCCAATCCCAGGAATATCCAGGATTGCTCTGCTCTACGCACCACAGGTTGCCTTCAAAAACACGCTTCCTCCAATCCTCGTCACCGTCCACCGGAGGAGTGAGCCGGAACACGCCACGATACTTGGCCTTGTCCGCATTGCGTTCCTTCTGATCGTTGTAGGCTTCCATGTAACGGCCTTTGTATTCGCCTTCCACGATCTCGATCATCAGTTCAATCACATCACGCTGCTGCTTATCCCCGTCCGCTTCCAAGAACCGCACATCCCGGATCTCTGCAACGTACGCACCGACAGGGGGCAGTTCAATAAATGCTCCGGTTTTCTTCGCTTCAAATCCACTGTAACTAGGTTTCATTTTTTTAATTCCTCCGCATCAACTGTGTTTAATATTGTCAGAGGGCAGTTCTGCCCAATGATCTCTCTTGAAAACAGAATTTCTTCAGTTAATCCGCACTTGTCTCTGTCGATACTGTCATAATGTTTGATAAACGGACACCATTTGCATTTGACTTCTGTCTCCGGAAAACTAACTGAAATAGTGCATTCAGCAAAAGTATAAGAGGTTACGCCTTTGTCGAATCTGCTCATACTGTCACCCTGGAACCTTGTCCACTGTTTCTACAGAACCGTTCTGCTTCTTCTGACTAGTCTTCCTTAATCCGGCAGGAGCAAGTTCGTAGTATTCTCTGATTGCCTTGTCAACCAAGGCAAGGTCATTCTCCATCGGATTATCGAGCATACCAATCGGACTCTTACAAGTGTTTGTCCCGTCACTCTGTGTGATAAACAGATGCTTGCTTTCTGTGGCAACCGCCATGATTACAATGGAGAATAAACCTTCAAGCGTAAGCCAGTTATCAATCATCTTACCGGAAGTCTTCGCTTTTACTTTCCCATCATCCATAACTTCCGTATGGTGAAGCAGATAGACAATCGTATCCGGAGAAGTATGATTCACAACAGTGTCAATCAACCGTTTGAAATCTCTCGCAACCTCTGTATACTTCTGATATCCGTTTTCATTCCATTTGTCGATCAGTTTAAAGGACATAAGATACTGACTATCATCTATTACATAGCAGTTTGTTGTGTTGCGCTTGAGAATCGTAATGATTTCGTCCACATCACTGGTATTGCAGATCATATCGAACGATCCCCTAAATGGAAACGGTTTGCTTGCAACGTTAATGACGGCGGTTGTCTTACGATCCAGGTTCCTCATGGCAGTGCTTTTCCCGGAACCGCTCTGCCCCATAATCATCGGCATAATTCCCATAATCTATACCTCCTTTCACTTAACATCAGCAATGTGGTATCTGCCGTAACCACTGCTGCGACCACTTCCGATTCCCAAACCGAATCCTGCCAGGTTGATGAAGTTAATAATCTGATTCAGCGTATACACATTCTCCGTATAACGGATTGTAAAGTTGCAACTCCATCCCGTAAACCGATTCAGTTTCGTAATCGTATGACCACCTTTTTTCAATGGCATCACTCTGCTATCGACATAAGCTTCAGCGAAATCAATCGGAATACTGTTATCCTTGGCAATAATGTTCACTGCATTCTTTACCTTTGTGGCGTAAGTGTCGATCTCATTCCGGACAACTGCGTCTCCGATGCTTTTCCATAACCCATAGCTTGAAATGCAAGGCTTGCCATTCTGAATCATGTACTTGTAGGTTTCCTCATCCATTTCTTTATAGGAATCCTTTACAGGAAACGGAATGTTCCACTTAACGGCAGTAATGATGTCTTCCCACATATTCGGATTTTCTTTGGTTGTTTTTGCACCAGTATCAATGTCACGAAGCTCACGTTCATACCTGGCATTAACCTTGTTCAGAATCAGATCCGAATCACCAACAATGAAAACCTGTGCATTCTTAACTTCAATGGGTTTTACTTCAATAATCTGTGATTTAGCCATTTTATTTTCTTCCTTTCATATCAACGGCAGATGTTGTCGAAGCATAGAGTGTTGTGTACTGCATAGTTCTGTTATGCAATGATCTGTTTTAAGCTTTGCTATAGTTTTTAATCATGTTCTGTCCTTTTATGTCTTGTGTACTCGGAGTCTCCATGCTCCGATAACATCTGCCGTATGTGTTAAATTATTTGTTGCGATCAGCAAGAGTGGATGTCTTGTCCTATGTTTTCGTTTTTTATGCTATCCTGTTATGTAATAGTGTGTAATGTAGCATCCTCTTGTAGCATCTCGTGTCCTCTTCTATCTCACAGTATTGTGAGTGTACAAGACACCCAATCTTACTGACCGCACTTCAGATGGTTGGCAATGTAGTATGCGTTGTTTTGTCATGTTTTGTCTTGTTCTTCGCTATCGTTTATTGTAAGTTTGTTCTGATGTTTTATCCTTTTTTCTCGTCCGTTATGTTTTGCTATCCTGTTATCTAATCTAATCGTGCCGTTTAACAACGCACACAACATTACCAACCACCTGGTTGACGATTAGCAGTAGTGTATGCACTGTTGTATGCTCTCCTGTTTTGTCTTCTTGTCTTGTGTTGAGTGCAAGTTATGTATTTTACTTGTGTGCAACAATGCACACATTACTGCCAATCGTCTGTATTTAGTTGAAAAGGTTCGCTTTTGATCTTAATCGATCAGTTCCAGGATATTGGAAAGTTCAGATAAACACTGGTATTTCTTCTTAAAAGCACGAAGTTCTTCATATGCCTGTTCAAGCATTTTCCTGTATTCGTCTTCGTCCTTTACCATTACGATTGTCTGCTTATAGCCACTATCCACAGATTTATCGTTTTTCAGCATGACTCTGAACTGTATTGGTTCGTTCTCTTCATCTTCATCGTCACGCTTGATCACAATCAAATGGTTAATGACCATCCTGGCTTGATAGAGTCTGTACTTTTCTGCTGCGGTTGAATCATTCCAATCGAAGCATTTATGCAGTTCAGATTCTTCGTCTCTCGCCTTATCAAGCACTTGCTCCGGTTTCACTTCTTCTCCGATATCACAAATTTCTTCATAACATTTCTGTGCATCGGCCTTGAAAATGTCCTTGAGACTCCATTTGATAATCGTCTCAACTGCCACGAATCTCACCTGCCCTTGCATTGATAATGGCAGACAGATAATGGCAAACCTGCGATGCCATAGCTTTTACGCCCTCGTTGTAAGCATCAACGTTCTCAATGCCAGTAGTGTTGTCGATCAATACATTCTCTTTCCAATCACTGCCAACGTGTTCAGCAATGTCATGGAGAATCTCAAGAGTTTCCTTCATTTGATTTTCCTTTCCGGTCATGCTATAATGACCATTGTTGGTTCATACCTTCATTTGCCGTATTCACCGTTGCCCTCGGTGGATGCGGTTTCTTCTTTTCGGCCTGTACTGATAACCGATTGAGATCTCAATGCTCTGTTCCAGGATCTCTGTTGCCTTGACTACATTTGGACTTGGCATACTGTCCAGTGTATATGTCTGAACAGATCCGTCATCCATTGCAATCTTTACTGCTACCGGATACTTGCAACCGTTCCGGTTTATGCAGTGGATATCTAGCAACGGTTTTGCCACATCTTTCACCTCCTTTGCAGTTTCCTCTTGCTCCCCGTCTTCGCAGCATCCGCAACGGGAAGCTTGTTTGATTTCTTCACCATCCACGCATCCAATGATCCTTCCGATACCCGGATGCGCTTCCGGACGGTTCCTCCGATAACGGAATGTGGCATCTGATACATCAAGGCCATTGCCGTTCTGCGTGATACGTTCAGCCGATCTGCCACCTGGTCGGCATTGAGCCACACAATCATCTACTTCCCACCATCCAAAGCAGAATAATCACCGCAGGAACCAATCCACAGGCCGTCAGGTGGATAAGGCTTGCTTCGATTTTCTCCTGTTCTTTCAATGAGATCTCTTCTCTCTTTAAAACCGATCTCTGACGGTAAAGATCCCTTTTCTCTGCGAGGGTCATGGTACACCTCCCAATGTCCGGTGAACTTGTACTGTTCCATTGAGTTCGCAAGGAACTCGTCTCTCGGAACATCCATAATGCTTTTCTCCAGGTTCACGTTGTTCAGAATCCTGCTCGGATCTCCAGGATTCGTTTCAATCCTTATGGAAAAGATGAACCCCTGTTTCAGCAATCCGGCGTGTTCCATGCATCTCTGAACCTGGTCGGCGAAAATCCGGCCTAGCTGCATGATCGTTGTCATGTCGGCATACTGCTTGTCTGTCATACTGACCTCCTGTTAAATCACGCCGATTCCCATTTTGTGGGAACTGTGGGCAAAAAAATACGGACGAAAGTATCACAATCATTAATATCCAGATAATCTGCCATCTCAATCATGTCACTTGCAGACGGCAACTGTTTCCTGTTTACAATGCGTGAAGCTTTCTTCCGATCCCATCCGATAGCATTCGCAAAAGCAGAAATGTTCGGATATTTTGACAGTACTGCACCACGAAGAGAATTCTCCATACACACTCTCCTTTCTCATAAAGTACTACATTGTGGGAACGGACACATCTTACCACACCATATCCTGTCTGTCAACCACTCTGTGGGAATTATTTTCCATAAATTTATTTACAATTGTTTTACAATGTGGTAATATTTGACCAGATGGGAGTGATTATCAAATGTTTACCGGGAAGAGAGTAAGCAATTTCCAGGAAAGATTTACGCAACTTGTTGAGGAAAGCGGTATGTCTTTATTGAAGCTTTCCAAAGAACTGCATATATCCAACCAGGCATTAAGCACATGGAGAACCGGGGTCAGATCCCCAAAGGAACCGACCATAAAAGCAGTGGCAGACTACTTTAATGTGAATGTGGGTTGGTTGATGGGATTTGATGTGGTAAAGAAGGCGAACCGCCATGTCATCATTACGAATTCTGAACTGTTCCGGAAGATCATTATGGCAATGGAACCGGAAGACTATGAAACAGTAATGAAGATTTTTGAAAAGACAGAACTTGCGATGAAGGAACGTGGAGAATTATGACAGACAGAGAGATTTTTAAAAACAATCTTAATGAACTGATGCGTACTACCAAAGTAAAGCAGATAGACATAGCAAAGTATGCGGAGGTTAGTTATCAGACAGTTTCATCCTGGGTAACAGGCCGGGGATATCCAAGGGCAGATGCGATGGAAAAGCTTTGCCGTTTCTTTGGTATCCGTCAATCTGCTCTGACAGAAGAACAGAATCCATCCGCAACGCAGGAAGATACACTTGTGATACTGTTCCGGTCACTGTCTGATGAGGGGAAATCCCGTTTGCTTGAACGTGCAGAAGAACTGAAGCAGCTTTATCCGAAGAGAGGAAGGCCTTATAATGGCTAAACTTAAAAAACAGGGGAATTATTTCCGTCCTTGGTACAAAGGGAAAAGATTTAACGGGAAAACGCCGGAAGAAGCAAAGGCCAAACGGGATGCTTACAAGTATGAATGCGAACATGGAATCGAAAAGCCGGAACCGATTACAGTAATTGATCTTGTCGAGAAATGGCTCCCTGTTGCGAAGGTTGGCATAGAAAAACGCACATACAATCAGTATGTTACGATCATGGAAAAGATGACGGATCTGATCGGAGAAAAGTATGTGTCTGCCGTTTCACCAGGAGACATTAAAAAAGTATGGGCAGAGTATAACGGCCTGTCGCAATCTTATATTGATAAGGCAAAGTTTCTGTACAAAAGCTTTTTTCAATACGCAATTGATAACAGATACTGTCTGACAAATCCAATGCTTGCGGATTCTGCAAAACCGCATAAAGGGACAAAAGGATCTCACAGATGTCTGACAAAAACAGAGATAGAACTGATCGAAACTGTTCCTCACAGGGTACAGGCAGCAGCCATGTTCATGACAAAAGCCGGACTCCGGAGGAGTGAAGTTCTCGCTTTGCGGAAGAAAGATATCCACGATGGTCGGATTTATGTGGAGAGATCAGTAAAATTTGTCAATAATAGGCCTGTAATCGGTCAGACGAAGAATGAGTCATCCGAACGTTCGATCCCGGTTTTTTCATCATTATCCAAGACTATAGACTTGGTTCAAGATTATGTGCTTCCGGACGAGCATGGATCCATCTGTTCCGAAACTGCTTTTGACCGGGCATGGGAATCGTATATGTCTGCCCTGTCATATCATCTGAATGGTGAACACAAACGATGGTATCACCTTACAAAGGAATGGAAGCAGGAACATCCGAAGGAATACACGCATTACCTGGAACTGAAACTGAAGGATAAAGCCAAAGCAGAGGAATACCGCCTGTCCGGATGGATAGATGTTTCATTCCGACCACACGATTGCAGACACACTTTTGTGACCGTCTGTCGAGATCGTGGTGTGGACATACACGTTTGCATGAACTGGTGTGGTCACTCATCAGAAAAAATGATTTTGGAAATTTATGATCACCCGTCAGAACAACGTGAAAAAAATGCACAATGCTTAATGGATGTTTAAAAAACCAACATCCATTTTTTTATTTCTCAATCTCTATTTTTATTTGTGGTTGTTTTTTGGCTGTTTTAGACAACCATTTTTGCTCTAAAACAACCTAAAACTGCACTAATTGCATTTTCCGAAAGCATAAAAAAATCCCCCAAACCCTTTGATTTCATTGGGTTTGAGGGAAGTGAGCCCGGCGGGATTCGAACCCACGACCTTTTGATTCGTAGTCATCCGGAAAAAACGCTGCGACCGTTGATTTTCCTTATTTGTGCGTGAGTACTACTATCAAAATGGTTGTTTTGTGGTTGTTTTAGTCCCCGTCCGGAGGTTGGATTACCTGCGATTTCTTGTACTGCTCATTAGAGATTTGAAGAATCGCACCCAGGAAAGCGTCTACCGCAGAGATCGTACCGACAATCTCAGCAGCATACGGGAATCCCCAAATTTTTGCCAGTGCAAAGTAAAGTGTACCGATAGCAGGAAGAACGATCAGAGCAATATACTTCAGAATATCATACACCGTATTAGACATATTTATCCCCCTTTCACGCCTTGTCGATCAGATAGTCATTCAGCGCATCATATGCCTTTTGCAGTTTATCAATCGAATTACCGTTAATCTCATGACTCATCATTGCCATGAGTGCTTTACATACAATCCGGTTACCGTCTTCCAGGGATTCGATACGTTTAGAATGATCTTTGATTGACGCATCGACATCCCTTTTCCATTCTGTTTCGCTCATCTTTGGTTTTCCCCATTCCTTAACAACTTTGACCACGTTCCCAAGCAGGACAACAAATCCCATTACTGCTATCGCAACAATCGCAAAATCCTTCAGCTGAACCATTGTAAGGTTTTCCACTGTCCTCACCCCCTAACCGACAGAAATATCAGAGTTAGGCCATTCCTCATGGAGCATATCTGCTTCTTCCTTTGTCAGATTATAGATTGTAATCGTATAATCTCCGACAACGGGAGGATCATCAAATGCGAGGAAAACCGTCATCATATATCCTGTGTACCACTTCCATTTAATCTTGCACCATTCTGTTCCACGTTCAAGCACATCCACTGTCTCGCCAATCGGAACTTTTTCGACCAGTGCAGATTTATTGTTTGGGGATCTCCGCATATTCACAGTGCTTCCTGTTGGGGCAGTAACAACAGCGGTTAAATGACCAGGTTCCGGCTGCGGTTCCGGTTCCGGGGATGGTGAAGGGTTACTGCTCACCTGTGGCAACCATCCGACATATGCCCACTTACCGACCTTGAAATCCTGTTTGGCAGTGGGCGTTGTCATGTGGGTAATAACCAGTGGCTCCGTACTGGTAACAGTTCCGATATGATAATAATCCGTCAGATCTCCGGAATCCTTATACTTGTCCGGCAGAGCATATCCACTGTCACCCGGTTGCCGTCCTTTTAAAACAACATCCCCTACTGTAAGTTCGGAAGCAGATGAGAATTTCCGGAGATTAAGGATCGTGTTCCGGGCAGCATAGTTCGTTCCGGAAAGGCCGGAAGCGTCTCCACCTGCTCTGCGAATGGCTCCCTTGCACATACCGATACAATCGCAGGAACCGTCAGAACCGTCATGCCCCAGTTGATATGTAGGCTGCTCAGTGTAGATCGACTCAACCCCCTCGATATACTTTGCTATGGAGATCATCGAACCACATCCTTTCTCTAATCCAATTCATTTATACTATACCATTTCTCTAATTAAAATAGCAAGAAAAAACAGACACTCTGATAAACAAAGTGTCTGCCATTGTGATTTACGCCTTATACATGGCCTGTTTCACCTTAATCTGTGTGGCGGTTCCGATATGTTTTTCATGCAGGTATTCGTACAGAACCATCATGTCTTTCGGAGGTTCACCGTGTTCTTTCCGGTATTCCTCAATCAGTTCTGTTACCTCTTCATGCAGTTTCTGCATATGACCGATCTCTTCCACACTCAGTTCATAAAACAGATCAGCGGTATCCGGCTCGTCCGGTTTCCATCGCATTGCCAGGTCGATGTAATCATTAGCGTCTTGCAGTTCATCCTCGATCTTTTCGCTCAAACACTTGATGATCTTCATGCGATCACCCCATTAAGCTGCCGTCTGAACCGGAGGGAAGACACCACCTGCGAATGTCCAGGAATTGGGGAACCGAAGCACATTGGAAGTAGCGTTCTGAAGCTGAAGCGCAGACACCTGTGCCTGGAGTGCTTCGATCTTGTTCTGCTGAATCAGATCCTTTACTCCCTGGATCTGTGCAGTGAAGTTGGCGTTTGTCGCAGCGTCACGCATCGCACCATTGTAATCACTCTGCATTACCTGTGTCTTCACATCGCAGCAGCAACTCTGCATCTGTCCGGCAAGGCTAGTCAGAGCATTCTCAACAGTGCCAAACTCACGAATCAGCGAAGCATTGCCGTCCTTGATGGCAGTAATGGCATTCGCAGCATTCGCAGTGGACGCAGCAAT